AAGTCTCTATCAGGTGATTGTAAGTTTGTGGCGTAATATCTATTATCAAAAGTACTTCTCTTAATTTTCTTTGTTTCTTGTTTATATCTTGTAAATGTAAATTGGTCATAACCACCTCTTGAATTTAACCACATTAGTCTAACATTCTCAGGACCACAATTGGTATCAACATAAAAATAAAATATCTCTGACGCTGGTCCTATTGGTCCATTGGCGGTGTGTCCTGTTGTATCATTTGGATAACCATAGAATAACTGAACACGATAATAAGAAACATTATCCCAATTAATTGTTGAAAATATGTTTGATATATCTTTTGGGCCACATGGTAAATTATATATTCCAAGATTGGTTGTATTACCTGTTGGAGATTGATAGGTTGTTCCTGAGAAACTTATCTCTTGGTCGAAATAATCTATCTCATTGTTATTTTCATCGTAGAATGTAAATACAGCAAAGTCTCCTTCCATTACTTGTCTATCTCCTGTCTGTCCGTTTAAGAATGATAATACATAATTTTCATCAACTTGTATATATTGTATCCTTGGTGCCTCAGTCAAAAATCTTGCTGTTTGACTCATCTCAGGTAGAGTTGGTTCATCTATCATGAACTGAGACATTGGTGATAACCTTCTATTAATGTCAATTGTGTTTATAGTCAATCCTGTACCGATTACGGTTCCCAATTCTTGGTCGAAGTTCGGTAGATAGTATTTGTCATCTAATTGAAAAACACCTCCTACATAGTTGTAATACTCTCCTGTATCTGTAAATCCACTGGCGGTAAATCCTGTTGATGTAACACAATAAGGAATGTCTGTATAATGAACTAAATCATTTGATGGACTACCAGTATATTCTGTAACTGTGTTTACACCATTAATGTATGTATAACCATATTTGAAATTACATTTAATAATATTTGGATATGGGTTTTGTAAATTAATTGTTTCACTTGTTGTAAACCAGTCATTCAACCAATAATATTGATAGTGTTGTGATTGAATATAGTTTTGTAAGTAATAGTATGGTCTGAAGTTAAAACTATAAGTATAGGTGGAACCTGATTGAGATACATCATATGGTACAACCTTCATTCTACCTATAACGGAATTATCTTTATATAAATCTATAACCATTTCCATTGATGACACATATGTATCACCTGTCAATACAATACCATAGGTTCCACCTCTTTGATATATCATGTCAGTAGAACGTCTTATCTGTGTATTGTTATTTAGACCATTTGCGTATAACGAAGGATATCCAAAGTTCATAAATCGTCAATTTCATTTAATATGTCTTCAAAAGCGGCATCTCCTATAATTTCTAATACTCTTGGATCTGAGTTAATCTTCTCAAGAGATATTTGTAAGAAGTTTTTAGGTTGGTTTTTAAATCCATTCTTTGCAATCGATCTAGCAATAACCCATGCGGCACTTCTGATATTCTTTTTATTTTTTTCTATAAATTTCCCTGTCTTATAGTTTCTTAATTTAAAACTTTTTTTGTTCTGTATCCATTCTTCAATTGCAGAAACAAAGGGACCAGGATTATAGTTTCCTGTCTTTTTTCTACCTTTCTGTGAACCAATACTTGGACCAGGTTTTCTATCATTAATCAACCAATAAGCGTATGTCTCATCTAATAGTTTTCCAAAGGCGGTAAATACAATTAGAAAAGCACCACCTTTTAAAGGTTTGATTTGACTTTTAACACTATCTCTTAATCTACCACTGGCAACCCTATTAGTCAATGATGTACCTTTCTTTCCGTATATATATACTTTATCAGAAAGACTTTCTTTCACAATCTCATCAATAACTAATTCAAGGTTCTTTAATTCCATTTATTTAGATTTGAAATACATTCAGGGTTGGTGTTACAACAGGACCAGAGTTTGGTGTTGTATTATATAGTAATGTCGCCGTAGTATTTGGTATATGAAATATAATATTTATAATATCATTCGCCGTTAATTGTAATAACCAATTCAGATTTTGAAAATTATTACCACCTGTTCTACTATATCCTTGACGACTTGATAAAAGTATATTTGTTCCATTTCTTCTCAACCAAAAATATATGTCATCATTGGCACTACTACCTACACTAACATTATAATTTATAGAATAAAATCCTGTTGTAGTTACAGTAAAACCTGTTGTGGCACTTCTTGATACTCCACTTGATAAAAATGTTGAATTGAAAATACAAATAGTATCTGTGTTTGGATTAACATTTTGATTGGCCGTATTATAAAAAGAACCATAAGCAAGGGCCGCGGCGGATGTACCACTTGTTCCTGAAGACCCACTCGATCCTGAAGTTCCATTAACACCTGATGTTCCTGAACTACCTGAGGACCCACTAGTACCTGATGAACCACTTGTACCATTTACACCTACACCACTTGTACCCGAACTACCACTACTTCCACTTGTACCTGAACTTCCCGAACTACCCGATGTACCATCAATTCCACTTGTACCTGAGGACCCTGATGTTCCATTAACTCCTGAGGTTCCTGATGATCCACTAGATCCTGATGTTCCCGAAGAACCATCGGTCCCACTCACTCCCGTTCCACTAGTTCCTGAAGATCCTGAACTACCACTTGTACCTGAACTACCTGAGGACCCTGAGGTTCCACTTGATCCTGAACCACCTGTTCCTCCTGTTATTGGTAAACCATTTATGGTAAATGTCCCATTAATGTTTACTTCTGTATCAGACATTTGTAATGGTGTATCTTGACCATCACCTGTTTGAATTGTCTGTAAAGTATTTGTAATACCTGTTGTACTATCTGTTAGTTTTAATAATCCCTGATAGGATTGATTAACCTGTAAATTATTTAGTTGTCCCAAAGTATATAAATTTTAATATATTTTATTTTAAATAGTTTCCCATTCATCAGTTATATCCTTCCATAAGTCAGATACTTCTTCCCATGTCAATCCATCACAAAAACTTCTTTCAGGTAATACACATCTATTATAATCAAACTTCTGAATGATGTTTAATTGTAAATTCCAACCTGCTAATATTGTTTCATATTCTTCAAGGAATGGAATAACGTTCGCGTTCCAATCCGCCTCATATTCTGATAAATATAATTTTGAGAAAAAGTCTTGGGCACAAAGTAATGTATCATTTAGAACATTAACTTGGTTTGATAAATCTTCTTCCAATTTATCACAGAATATTACATCAAATGTTAGATGTAGATGATTTGGTTCAAATCTAATCTCTGAAGGAATAACATACATGCGTATATATTTGGGTTCCTTCTTTGTTTCTATATCATTTGTAAGTTGTTTTAAATCACCAAATCCAAAACTATCTATCTGATGATGAAGATTGGCAAACTCTCTAAAATCGTCTACAATGACTTTATATGATGTAAAAGATTGGTCTTGTTGGAAACCAAAACCAAATTCTATTGGGACCACACAATCATTATAATCAAATGGTACTTGTAATTTAACTGACATCGACCAACCTGCTAATATTGTCTCAAATCTTTCTGTAAATGGATTTAACACAGGTGAATAATCCGCACCCATCATTTGTGTAAAGTTTCCATCACAAAGTGTATATGAACGATATAGAATGGTCCAAATATCCTTGGCAATCTCATTAGTGTCACTAAGAACATCTTCAAGATTTGATAAGTCTTCTTCGACCTTATCCAATATGATAATTGTAAAATTATAATGTTGATGGTTTTCATTAAACTCAACAGTTTCAGGGACCACATACATTCTAACGTATTTCGGTTCCTTCTTTGTAATAACATCGTTTGTAATTTGAGTTATGTCTCCAATTCCAAAAGAACTAATCATTGGATGATTATATGCAATCAAGGAAAGATTGGAGGCTATTTGTTTGAAGTTTATCATTATCTATAAATATGTGAAAATTCTATTTAATTATCTGACCCATTTGTTTTTTCATTTGTTTTTCCACTTCTTTATCATAAGAGATTAAGAAAGACAATTGATTTAGGACCTCATTTAGTTTTTTCTTGTATATGTAGTCGTGTTTTGTAAAATCGTTGTTAGCAACTTTGTTGACGATAAGAAACCACCCAAACGTTTTTTGGAAGTTATTTTGAACACCAGTCTCCACATCATCCATATCATCTTCAACTGTTCCATCAGGGTTAACTTCGGTGTCGAATAAGGAAGGGTATAACTTGAGAGTTTGGTCGCGTAGTTGACAAAAAAAAACTGACCACTCAAGACATATTTAATATCCAACTGGTTTTTGAATAGTTCGGCCCTACCATATAAGGTCTCCACATTATATTCTTCGATAAAATAGTTGTGTTCAGATATTTCTGAGGTTATTGGTCTATACATAATGGCGGCGATAACATGTAACACATCTAATAAATCATTTTCTTTCTTTGATGATAGTGTATCAAGATCCACGAACTCCGCAAATGATATATCTCTCCAATTTGGTAAGAAACCATATTTAACACCATTTAATTCAAATGTTTGTTTAAACTCAGGTTTATCATATGGGAATAACGATAAAACATAATTGGCCAAATAACCAATCTTCTCATACTCCGCCTCTTTAAGTAAATCTAATGGGGCACCAGTAATAATATTTAAAATCTTGGCCGCAAAATAATCTTCCTTAAATAAATCTTTGATTTTATATATTTTGACATAATCACCAATTGATATAAAATCTTTTAATTTAAACTCCTGATTATCTATTTTGAATTTTATCATATTATGGATATGGCATAACGGCCAGACGCTTTT